GGCGGAGAGGGTCGCTCTCAGGCTCAGCTGCCACCTAGTGTGACACAATTAGGCTGGCGGAGAGGGTCGCTCTCAGGCTCAGCGTACTGCCACCTAGTGTGACACAGTTGGTATTAAGCTGGGCGGAGAGGATGCTCTCAGGCTCAGCGTGCTGTCACCTAGTGTGACGTAGTTGGTATTAGGCCAAAGAACTCTGTGTGTGTCTTTGGTGCCCGTTGAGGACGCCGCAGGGGACTTAACTGCGGTCCAGACATCTCATGATCAAACGTCGACGTCCACGTCGAGTGGACTTGGGACAGGCCACTTAAGGCGCTCGCACAGCGCAACCAAAAGGCTGTCTGCTTCAGGGGTGTGCCTGAGCGCGAACCTCATCCCAGCCAACGCGTCCCCAGGAGGTGGAAGCAGGTCGCCTGTCTCGGGGTCCTCCGTCAAATGCTTAAGGCCGAGAGAAGCCAGCATCTTGGGAAAGTTGTCAAAGGTGGCCCCCCACTTCCCATCGGTCTTGATGAAGATGTGAGAAGTGAAATCCACTGGGCCGTTTGGCCCTGAGGACCAGCGGCTACCCTCCTTGATGATGACCCCTGTGGTGGACAAGAGAGCCTCATCGACTGAACCACGCTGAACAGCGTCGTCAGTAGCAGCAATGCCAGCGTCGGCCCCACAGACAAGGAGGCCGAAGACGCGTCCTGGAGAGGCTGTTGCGCTTGTGGAAGGCATTCCGCTGCCCACAACACCAAAGTTAGTGAAGGTCATGAGCTCGCTGCCAATGACAAGGATGTGCCTAGCAGACGCAGCGGCCTCCGCCCAGAGAATGTCTCGAGCGAGTAGATCAAGCTTGGGTAACCTGGAGACCCTGCGCTCAGCATCAAAGTACATGAGATCCGCGCAGACGCTGAGATCCCAACCAGAGGCGTCGCTGCCACCGAGGGATCCGCCGTCGGCAATCTTGTCGAAAGCTTCTCCGAGCCGGGTGATGCCCTCATCATGGTGCCCTAAGCCAATGGCTTGGACGTTAAGGCGGCCCATGGAGTAATCCACTATATCCGCTTTATTTTGAGCATGGTGCGACAGTTCCTGCAGCGCGGCGTCGACAATAGATGTAATCCAAATCAAACGCCATCTGCGGGCTGCCGCCTTCTCAGGTCCATGAGCCTCACCCTTCACAAAGCAGTCTTCAGGGTCTTTTAGGCCGTAGCGAATGGTGTCCTCTGCAGAGAGGTAGTGGAGATTGGGGCCCTCGGCAACGCGGAGGGCAAGCCTACATGACACGAGATATGCCAACAGGTCCCTTCCCTCAGCCGATCGCGT